TTGTAATTGAGCCACCGCTTAGTACTGCGTTGGCTGTTGAAAAGTTTGTAGCATATAATGTTGAGAAATAACCGGTTGAACCACTAATTGGTGTACCAGTAATTCCACCTGCTGTTAAGTTGTTGGTAATGCTGGCAGAAACCATTGTTGCATTACCAGTTTTTAAGTTAGCAAAACCAACTGATGTTAACCCAGTTAAGGCATTGCCTGTTGTAGATGTTGCAATAGATTCAAACGCTTGATCGTTTTCTACCCATACCCATGCAGTATTAACCGCACCGTAAGGTCCCAAGCTAGATAAGTTACGATTAACTAAAATACCAATGTCGTATCCAGCAACACTACCGGTATAGCCGTTGTTGAAAACAACCAACGGATCTTGAACGTATGTATTAACCGAGTTAATGGAACTTGTGTTACCACTAATCGACAAGTTACCAATAATAGTAACGTTTGAATTCAATGTTAGTGTTGGGGCAAAGTTAGTACCAACTAACGTGCCACTAGCAAGTTTTGCCGACTGGATCGTTCCGTCAGTGATCTGGTTATTCTTAATTCTTGTTATATTTCCACTCATGGTAAGCGATCCTTTGGTTATTTTTTTAGTAGCTTATTGTTATTTATCGTGGCCGTGAGAAAATAGTCCTAGCTAGGTGTTTTTGCGGAGGACTTGGGAAGGTTAAATTGCTGTCGTTAGTATAAAATTATACTAAGAGAAGTTGATATTAATATTTATAGATTAAATTAATAACCGCCGGTTAATGCTGTTCTTTTCCAGGTATTTGTGGCTGTACAAACATAGATATAATTGGCATCCCAGCATATCTGCCCTACTGTGCCCGGTGCGTTGCTTGCTTTTGTTGTTTGTGGTGCTACAAATAATCCTGTTACTGTAACATTGCCGGTTACAGACAAATCTTGTGCTAAAGTATTATTAATAGTTACCGACGCACCTAAGAAACGAATATCAACAATGTCTGTGGTCAACGGAACTTCAGTAAATGTAATTTGATTGCCGGCGACAGAGTATGCTGTGTTTGGTGCTTGTAAGGTACCGTTGATACTAACAATTATACCAATGGTAGTTGATGCTTGAGTTAGCGTAAATGTAGAGCTTGTGCCATCAGGAGTAATCTGTTGATCTGTTATTGTATTGGTAACAGGAACCCACACACTACCTTCAAAATATTCTATTGCAGGAGTATCGGTGTTGAAGCGCAACATTCCATTATATCCAGATGGACGCTGTATAGTATTCCCAGTGGGAAGTTGTATTGCACCGGTACTATTAAATGTAATAACATTTCCTGTGTTGCCACTGATATAATCTGTGTGTACGTTGCCGTAAACAGTCGATATAACATTGCCAGGGTATAGGTTTCCTGCATAGATTGGCAAGTATGCAGCTACTTGTGTGTTGCCATACTGCGGAGCTAGTGCATTAATACCGTTGGCCCAGAATAATCCGCCCACAGTTGAAATATTTGCAAAGGTGGCTTGTGTACCAATGATGTTACCATAGACTGTTGCTATTACATTACTTGCACTCAGATTACCAGTGGATGGATTAGCAGTAATGGTTGATGATGTATAATGCGCTAAATTTCCAGTAGTAGCATTAAACAATGCCGGATAGAATGTAGCATTAGTACTCGAGACAGCCACGTTACTATAATAAGCCACGTTTGCTGTGCCAACTGTTCCTGTTATAACAGGAGCAACGTTACTGATACCAATGGCACCAGAATAAATTGCGCCAACAATAAAAATACTTTTGCCAGCAACACCGTTCACTGAGGTTGGTATAATGTCCGGGAATGTTAATACACCGGAGTCGTAGTCAAAGAACCATTCGTCGTCGTTGCCTGTGCCGTCTGGGAATAGCTGTGTACCAGTTGACTGAGGAGTTGACGAACTAGAACTATCCCAATATACTTTAACCTGGTATGTTGGCCCAAAGCTAGGATCAACCCAGTTGGTAATTCCTGTTTTCCAAGTTTGGTATGCAGGACTTGTTGCATCGTTTGTTGTCTTGATTGTGTTTGCACTGGCATCATTATATACTGTAACTACCCCGGCAGTTGATCCAGGTTGTGTAGCAGGTATGTTTGCACTCTGCACCCAAATCGTATCGCCACGCAATGTTAGCGGACTAGGAATACTTTCGTTACTAGGTGATTTCACAGAGGCGTTGGCTGTTGTAGTTACAGCATAACCTATTTTCTTAAAGAGATAGTCAACTTGGTTGGCTTGTGAAATTGGCATATTAGTTAGTTGGAGTTGATATGCTTAACGCTGTCAACGACTGTCCCGATGTTAATTTAATTCTTACATATATCTCATTGCTGGTTGAACTAGAACTACTTGCTGTACCAAAGGTTCCAGTTAAACTATAACTGCCAGAAGAGTTTAGTGTTGCTGTGCCACCTACTGCACACCCAGCAGAACCATTGCCGCCTGTTCCTGTTCCCGGTACGCCTGCGCCAGCGTATGCTGATGCCATGGTTAACCAACCCTTGGTTGGTGTTGCATAACTAGCATCAGTTACTCCAGGCAATGCAATCCATAGTCCAGCTAAAGCACCAGTATAAACAATATTAAATTTGCTTACAGTTGTTCTCTGAAACTTAAATGTAAAATATTGTGCAGATCCTTGTGTACTCAGATTAGGACCAACTGGTAAGTATCCTGTTGAATAGTTTGTCTGATCAAATTGTAATTTGTTAGCAACCACTGTAGAATCGGTTGTGTAGAACAGCCCAGTCTGGCTATTAAATGCCGACTCACTTCCTGTGTAAACAGGATTGTCTGTGGCTGTACCAGCATCGGGATTTACTATACGCAATCCACTAGTACTATATCCGCCGCCCAACGATCCGCTAACAGGAATTGCAGTTTCTTCTACTGTATTGCTAGTTCCATTTTTATAAAGAATAGTTACCCCAGGCGATACAATAGTTGAGTTTACCAAGTAGCTATTATTAACTGTTACCTGTGGTCCAACTAAACTTGAACCAAATCCAGTTGTTACAATATTTGCAGTTGTTTGGAAATATGTACTTCCAGATCCAACATATAAATTTCTTGCCAATGGTGTAGTGATGCTGGCAGCTGTATAAGTAACGCTTGCAGGAACCTGGAATGCACCACTTGCAATGCCAGTGGACAGGTATGTTGAATTAGGATATGTGTCGCCACTCAGAGCCGACACATTACCTTTGATAGTGAACTGAGCAGAACTAGTAAACATTGGTATAGTACTTGAATAGATAACCGAGTTGGTAGTTAGTGCCACACTGGTATTACTAAATGTTGGATATCCCGGATTGGCTAGATCTGTGTACCAAGACACAGAGTTTGTATTTGCAGTTACACCAGAATCACCAATTGTTATTCTACTCCATCCACTCGGAACTGTTCCTGTGGCTTGTGCGCTGAATACAGTCCAGAAGCCCGCGGTCACCGTTGATACTACTGCGTGGTAATCTTCTACGTTGTACACATAAAGATTGCCATTGGTTGTATTTGAATTACTACCTGTCAAGACTACGTTACCTTGCGGCACACCATTTAGATATGCTGTTACGGTGCCTAGACTACCGGGGCCAACGTTGGTGATACTAGTAGTGGCATAGGTTGCCGAACGAACAACTGAAACAGCCGTTCCGCCTGCAACACTCAGATTGGCCCAGCCACTATTATCTGTTTGTGCAAAGTTGCACATCAATGCAGAAGTAGTGGCACTTGATATTGCGATTGTTTGGTTACTTGGAAAGTTAGGAGGACTAGGCGGAACTAATTTTCCTAGTACATAATTTAATTGTGCCAATGCATTGGTTACTGTGGTTGCGCTGGTTAGTGTTACTGCATTACTTACAAAACTTTGTACTGTATTAGCACCAAGGGTAATTAAGTTTCCGCTGAGACCAGTTGCCGAAATGATGCTTGATATATTAGACCAAGTTAAGTTGCCGCCGCCATCAGTTGTTAAAACATAATCAAGGCTTCCGCCAGTGATGACAACGTTTGTTGTTGATCCTAAATTAATTTTGCCAGTGTTGCTGGTAATGGTGTTGCCAGTGATTAAAAGATTTGCAAGACGTGCTGTACCCGGTGCATCAAGTGCATACGCAGGACTTGAGTTATTGATACCGACGTAACGATTGTTTACATCAAAGTATGCAAGGTTAGCATCGATTGCAAGATTAACACCCTGGCGTTCCAGGTTGCTAAACAGCATCGGTCCATTAATCTTACCAATTGCCATTTAATGGTCCTTAGGCAGCAACGTTTGTGCTGTTGATATTGTGTATAATTACAATCGAGTTTGGATTCACACCGGGAGCAGGCGGTGGGCTTGTAAATGTAATTGCTAGGCCGCTTACTGTATAGTTAGTAGTTGGAATTTGATATACTCCGCCAATGAATACTGCCACTGCGGTTGTATCAGTTTCGCTTTGTGTCATTGCAAATGTTTGAGTTGACCCGTCACCAGTTAAGTTATCAACAACAAGTTGAACACTACCAATCTTAGCTACCTGGCTCCATGCATTGTTGTAAAAAAATTCAATACGGCTAGTAGACTGATTAAATCTCAATAGTCCGCTTGCAGGTGCATCACCAAAGCTACTACTTGGAACGATTGGAAGTTGTACCGCAAAATTTTGATTATCGTGTACTGTAGGATTTTTAAGAAATCTTGCCATTATTAAATTCCAATTGAACTTACTGTTGCTGAGATTGCGTTGGCGTTACTACAGTTGGCCATAACTGCATCACCAATTGTTCCTAGAATAAATTTTTCAGCATAAACAATTTGTGTGTTGTATGCGGTTAAACTTACGTTTGAATAAATGATTGTTGTAGAGTTGGCTACACTACCGGCTGGCACTATGTAAATATTTGCCACCTGTGTGTTAGGTGTAAAGTTGCATAGGTGAATTGTTGTAATTGCACTTGTGCCAGTTGAACTTTGGTTAACAAAAATGTTTGCCGCTGTTGTAGTTAATGTGGTGTTTTGAATTGCCATTTAATGATCCTATCCGAATACGATGCTGTATGCTACTGCTTTAGCTTTTGTTACTAGCTCTGCACCAGTAGATTGTGTGTTAGTTACATATACACCAGATCCGCCACTGCCTGCGGTATTTGCAAAAATTTGCACACTACCATGTGTACTATCTGTGTATAATGTTGTGCCGGTAATATTTAAGTTAGCCGAGGAAGGCGCTGACAGAACTAAATTTCCAAACGTTGTTCCATTGCTAGTAACTTGCCATGACTTAACTGACTCGTTCCATAACAATGATACATTTGCCTGTGTTCCGCGGTCAACTGTAATACCAGCATTTAATGTTGGTGCTACGTTAGGGCTTAGTCCAGAATTTAGTGTAATGATATTATCATATATCGAAGTATTAGTACTTTCAATAATAGATGTGTTACCGGTTACGATCAGATTACCGTTAACTGTCATTAGAGGAACGTTAACTGTATACGAATCTGGAATATTTTTTATTGTAGCCATTCTATTAAACCTTAATTTAGTAGTATTTATGCTTGGCGCAAGATCGTGTTTTCAATAAAAAACCCGCCGAAGCGGGTTTTTAGTAGAGCTTAAATTAATTAAGCACTTTGTACTTGAACAAATAATGCGTCCGGTGTAGCTAAACGATAACGGAACTTGTTAGGGGATCCAGAACCGTCGTTGCCAAAATCGTAAGCAAACTTGTTAGTAATACGGCAAGCGTATGTACTATTAGTAATAGATACCAAGTTTTGCGCAGCTACGTTACCAGATACTGCAATAGTTACGTTACTTGCAGTATTAATTGCTGTAACTTGAGCAACACCAGCAGTACCAGTGAAACCAATGATATAATCACCAACACGCGGAGTTGTAACAGGACCAACTGGAGTCGATGTCCAAGTTACGTATGTACTTGTTGCTCCACCAGCAACGTTAGCAGAAGCAACGTTAGCAGAAGCGGTAGATAAGTTGATTAAAACATTCATCTGACCAGCAGCTAAGTTAGGGTTGTTAACTAATGTGCATTTGCCTGTTAAGGTACCATCGGTTACTTGAAACTTGTGTGCACCTTTTTGTGCCAAGATTGAACCAGGTAAAGAACTTCCACCAGTGATATACACCTGTGGTTGAATTTGATAACCGGCTTGACTTGTTACGCCGCCTGTACCGCCGATGTGTGCGCCATCAATGATTGTTGGACTTACATACTTGTCGATTGCAGTACCGTTGCTTGTTTTTGTAATTTTTAACTTTGCCATTTTATTTTTCCTTTGTAAATAGCGTTCTAGGCTACCCGAAGTGGTGCTCCGAGAGTTCTTATGAACAATAGTATTTATGACTGGACCAATTTCTTTGCCGCTATGGTAGCACGTATCTTTGCTTTTTGTTCTTCGCTCATCGGTTTACCTTTGTTTACCGGCACTTTACCTTTGTTAGCTTGACCTATACGATTGCGTGTTTCTTGTGATACTTCTACCCCGTAGCGAATATTATTTTTTCCACAATGTAACAATGAGTTTTTTAATTTATGTTCTGCTGTAGGCTTTTTACCTTTGTTTTTTCCTATATTGCTTAAACGAATTTTTTCTTTGTGCTCCTCTGTTTTAGGTTTACCTTTATGAAAGTTGCTAATCTTTCTATTAGATTCTTCTGTAGGTATTACATATCCAGCAATATTTTGATTAATCCATTTATCGTTATGCAACACTTTACATCTACGCAATACCCGTGTTTCCCATTTAACTGCATCTTCTTTTGTTTCAAATATTTTACGTACTTCTACTTCAAAACTTTCTTTACCAGTTTCCTCGATGAGTTGTTTTACTTTAGGACTACTTGTAAAGTATAAATTCCATAAATCTTTGTTCGGGTCTTGTGTATTAGCAGATCGAAATCCATAATATACTTTGCCGCTAGGTTTGTGTTTTATAAGATAGGTGTAAGGTTTCATATGATATTTATGATAGAGTGCAATTTCACCGACATAACATTATATAGACAACAAAAAAGCACCTTTCGGTGCTTTAATGTTTCCCATCCCTGAGAAGTTACTTCGTTGTGTAGTTAAACTACTATTGCTTTTATCTTATTGGAAAGATAAGTTAGCAACGGCAATTTCCCCTACATAGTCACCAGCGTTACCTAGAGATGATGCTGTGTTTGTTAACTCAACATATCCATAACGTGTCATGAAACTTACTACTGGTTCGAATGTAGATGGATCTAAAACAACACCAGAACTCATTAGGGGGATATAAGGGCAATAGAACGCAGCTGCATCAGCCTCGCTAGAACCTTTGTAACCAACTAAAACAGCCTGTGAGTCATTTGCATAACCGTCAACATAAATCTTCATTGCGCCATTTAATGTACCAACAAACTTAGTGTTTGTAGGAGCTTCGAATGTACCTTCTGTTGTGCGAGCAAAAGCAGAAGTTGTAGCACTTTGTAGAACTGTTAAACTAGCTGGAGATACAACAGCCCAGTTACCAGCACCACGACGTGTACGCTGAGCGATCAAGTTTGCTGTACGGTTGATTAGAACAGCTAAAGCAGCGTGCTCGTCACCAACGAATGTAGCAGTACCTGAAACAGCGGACTGGTCAAAAGTGTAATCAGTTGCGGCTAGAGCACGTAGGGAACCTAGGATCTCTTGGTCGATTTCAACTGTAATTTCTTGTGCTAAAGCAGCCATGATTTCAGCTTCAACATCTAAACCGTGCATAGACTGAGCGTCTTGAGCGGCTTCAAATGTCCAACGAGCTGATAACTTGCGTGTTTTAGCTTCAACAACTTGTTTTAAGATTTGAACGTTGATACGGTTACCTGCTACGCCTTCTAATGATGCTGTAGAAGTAGCTTGGCCAGTAGTATTACTACCAGAGTATGCAGTTGCAATCTTGAACGGGCTTAATGCTTCATCGCCAGCGTTTACAGAAGTTGCGTAGTTGCTTGAATCAGATACTGAATCAGCATAACGAACACGTAAAGTATGGATCTGAGCCACAGGGCCAGTCATTGGTTGTACGCCAACGATTTCGTTAGCGATAACTGTTGGCATTACACGACGGATAACAGGTAGAATTACACGGTTTAGTGTAGCTACGTTACCAGCTTGTGTACCACCAGCTGTTGCGTTTTCAGATAACATCTTGCGAGTGTTTTCTAGAATAACGCCCATTGTTGTGCGGCGTGAGCCTTGAAGTCCTTCTAACAGGGCATCCTTGGTTTCGCCCCAACGGCTTTCTAATAATGCTTGTGTCATGATATTTCCTTTTCCTTTTAGGGTTTAATTAAGCCCTGCTAAACGCTTCATCTCAAAAACGTTAGACATTACATCTAATGCTTGAGTAGACTCAACGGCAGTTTTAGCAGTTTTATCACCAGTTACTACTGCACGACTCTCAGTTAATGCGACAGCTTTAGGGGCTGGAGTATTAACACTTGAATTGTTCAATACAGCTGGAAGATACTTTTCGTATGCAGTTTGTAAACGATCTGTCTGCACACCTTCAAGAAGGTCACGCATAATTGCTGACTTTTCTTTGTTTAAAGGCTTCAACATTTCTGCAAGACGTTCTTTGCGTTGTGCTGATTCCTTAATAATTTTAATTTCTGTTTCTTTTGATTCAACTAATACATTCTTTTCTTCAATTGCCTGAACTGCTTCAGATAATTTACCAGTTACTAATTCAACTTGTGATTGTAACTGACGGATTTGTTTGTTCTCATTTAAATGAGTACCTGCAAACTCGCTTGCAAATGCTTCGAATAGACGACGACCAAACATGTTCTCGCGAGCAATTTGGATATCTTCTTTTAGTTGAGTCAATTCTGACTCTAACGAACTGGTAACAGCCTCTTTAACTGCGGCAGCAGACTGAGCAACGAATTTTTGTTGAAGTTCAGCTAATTTAGCTTTACCTTCTGCAACCAAGCGAACCTTAGTTTCCACTACGGCTTTCTTGTCTTGTTCGAACTCTTGAATTTCTTCTGCTAATGCTCTCATCGTGAAAGACTCTAGTTTGCCAATGGCATTCTCGTATGTCTTACGATCAGCACGTAGTTCTTTAATTTCTTCACTTAGTTTTGCAACCATGAAGTTATTGAACTTGCCTGCGCTTTCAACCATTTTGCGTTTAAATGCAACACGGTCTTCAGCTAATTGTTGTTTTTCGTCTGCGAACTCTTGTAGTTCAGCAGTGAGAGACTCTGTAACCATTTTATCTAGAGCTTCAACCATAACTTGCTTATCATGCTGGTAACGTTGAGCAAATTCTTCGCGTAATTCTGCACGAACTTGTTCTTTAGCTTCAACAATGCGGCTTTCCCAAGCTTCGCCAATGGCTTGCTTAGTTTCCTCATTAATGATTCCGTTATCCAACAATGGTTTAATAGCATCTAACATTGGATATTTCTCCTATAGTTTCAAATCTTTGATTAGGGCTTCAATGCCCTGTTTCAGGTACTTCTGTACTTTTTGATCTTGAGCGGCTTCACGTGCCGTTTCAAATACCTTGTTGCCACCACGCATATTCATCAAGCCTTCATAGATGGCTTTAGGATAAGCATGAGGAGCACTAGGTTGTGCTACGATGTCAACGGTAATGATTTCAAATTCACTAACGTGTCCACTTCCTTCGTTTACCTGACCAGATCCACGTGAACTAACTCCCAGCTTAACACCGGAAGTAATCATAGCTTTTGCTAATTCGCCCATTGGGGTAGGTAATACTTTTAATTTTCCAAATCCACAAGGACCGTCCATCCACATTTTTGTAATCATGTGACTAACGCGGTCCAAGTTGATCTTTAAATCGTCTGGATGATCTATTTCGCCTAAGACGCTATAGCCACCTTTTAGTTGTTCATTAATAGAGTCAACAGCTTTTTGAATTTCATGAACGGGATAAACACGTTGGTTAGCGTTTTTGACGCCTCCCTCAATGAATATCCCTTCCATATAGAGATCCTTACCAGTCCCGGATGCGTTATCTTCGGTAATAACCTTGATATTCGCACGGTCAAATGTTAAGTTCTCTGCTAGGTACAAAGCCATTTTATGTTCCCTATTCTTTATTAGCGTACTTTACCGCCGATTTCGCTCTTCTTGTTAATTGGAGCAGAACCATCGTTACCAGCTAATTTACCTTCGCCTGAGCCTTTTTTCTCAGCACCGTGGCCACTACCAGTTGGGGCTAATTTCTTATCGCCGCCTGGAGTATTGCCTACTTTACCGATCAAAGTGCCTTGGCCTTTGTTGTATTCGTTACTTGCTTTAGTTGGGCTTGTACCGTCTTGGTTTTCTGTTTTAGAACTTGTCTTAACAACAGAACCACCAAAGTCAGCGCCTGGACCTACTGGATCTTTTGTATTAACACTAGTTTTCTTACCAGCTGCACCAACTGCATCACCTTCAGTAGCATCGCCTTCGCCGCCGTAGATATCACCAATACGGTCAACGTATTCGCGCATTAGTTCTGATGAACCTTTAGCAGAACCAGATTTACCAGACTTAGCACTACCGGACTTGCCGCTCATACCAGACTTAGCACTACCTGATTTACCAGATGCTGCTGAACCAGATTTACCTGATTTAGCAAATGGGTTACCAGCTTCCATCATGCCCATGTCTTCCATTTCTGGCTCTTCATGTTCCATACCTGGCTCTTCAGCTGGCATTTCTTCGCCGTGCTCTTCACCGCCCATGATTTCGTCAAACTTAGCTAATAGCTCGTCTAACTTAGCATCAATGTTCATTACTTGATCTTCGATCTCGCCATGAGCTTCTGCTTCGCCTTCTTCGC